TTGAGACACAAACAGAATTGAAAGATAATTTCAATCAATGGTGGAAATTGAATTATAGCGGTGCACCTCCAAATGGTAAAGGACTGTTTGACTTTATTAATAGTAAATTTGGTAAATTCCAGAAGGGAGTTGGATGGTCGGGTATCTCATTAGATGATGAGGACGAGAAGATGGATAAAGAAGATGACCCATGCAACCTGACATGAAAACTTATAATTGAGTTATAAGGTATCGTATACATTTTGTGGAATGGCATTGGAGATATTACCTATCGTATAATTATAAAGCGTTTCCATATAAGTTGTGGTAAAAGGATATAATGTTATTATAAATACCATTGCCCATAATTTATCATTATAGTATTTTTTATTAATAATCATAGTTTTTATTACGAAAGCAGCAAGTAATATAAAATAAACTATTTTTATAATATAGATATAATTATTCAATTTATTATTTACACTATCATAATAAAAAGATTTTCTTTGATTAACATCATTATTTATAGCATTATCAGTTAAAAAGTTATCAAAAAGCGATTCATAATAGGGATTAATTGACTTAAGCTTTTCTATATTTTCTATATTTGTTTTAAAGATAGTTTCGTGGTCTCCCATATAATAAATATAAATATAAATATAAATAATTTATGTTTATTTGTTTTAAAGGTGTAAGAGATATTAGACATCAGGTGAAAATCCAGGTGAAAATATCTTACGCCAGTCAGACCATTTCAGTGGTGTATCAGCGACAACATCTAACCAACCATCGTCAGCTGTAAGGTATTCATCGTCTTGTTCCAAATTACCTAATTTGCTTGGGTAATATGACCAAGCCGGAAGTCGCTTGTCGCATGCTTTTCTACATTGAGTTTTAATAGTATTTATCTCATCATTATTTGGACCGTCGCTGAAACAGTTATCAAGCATGTCATATGCACAATTTAATCTACATCCAAATTCTATATCGTTTTTGTCTCTATCTGCCCAACCTGTATCATTTAGTATGCTTGTCGCAGTCGTAATATCATCATCAATAAGTTCTAAATGTGCAAATGTCCCGTCCTGATCGCTATTAATGAATCTTGCGTAATTGTCCTCACCATTTAGGTCTGTTTCTATAATACTTTGTTTATCTTGAATTTCCTTTGTGTTTTGGTATTTAGCATTGGCATGGCATGATAATTTACGATAATTAGGATCATTAGTCAATACATTATTCCCGTCAGCATCATCTGTTTGCGTTAAGCAACTATTGCATAACATTTTTGCTCTCCATATTGCATTAGATTGTTCACAAATAGCCGCGTCACGTATATCAGAATCTTCATTGTTTATACGAGCATCTAAGTCAGCATCTGCACTGCCACCGGTTCCATCTTCATTATCTTTAGCTTTAGTGCATAAATCAATACAATAATTTCCACCTAGTCTTTTACCTGTTATTCCATCCTTATCCGTCTCATTATTTAAATTATTAAAATGTTTAAAACTAAGCATATTAGTTATATTTGATTCCCATTCTGGGTTATTTTGAGGTTCTTTTTCGATATATGAAGACATATTAATATTATTCATATGGTTTGCACATTTAGGATCGTTAAAACATTGATAAAATGAATAAGGACCACAAGATTCGGGATTATCTAAACTAGGTTCGTTTATCATTTCTTCATTATCTTCAACTGTATAACATATATTTCTTCCATTGTCTATTATCCCATCACACGTCATGCCTTCTATATTTTTACGTCCTTGGAAACCACTAACATTTGTGTTGCAACTTCCACCGTATTTGTTGCACCCATCATAATGTATAGCACCACCACTGTCTCTGCAAGATTTACAACAATAAGCAGCAAGGTCACCATATGCACCATATGTATCATATGTCTTACCATTATCATTTGCATTAAAATTTTTGTTGACCTGATGGTTACAATTAACTGAAAGACATTGGGGGGTTTCATTACTTGAATTATTCTCAGACTTAGTTATATAGTTATCTTGATCTAAAGGATCATTATCTGTTGTCAAACTCTCTAATAGTTTATTAAATGACGTTACAAAAATAATTAATGTAAATAAAATAAATATAAATAATTTCTTATTTTTTATTAAAACCATCATATTATATATATTAAAAATATAATTCTTTTATTAATTAAAACTGGTTATTTCAGCTACAGGAAAAGATATATCACTTGTATTAAATGTGGATGCATATGTTGGAGTAGGGTTATCTTCAGACACTTCTAATCTATAATCATCATCTGGGTCACCAAAATCATATTCTTGAAAGTTTCTGTTTGAACGTATAAAGACATCGTAAAGTTTTAAAACAGTTCTACATATTATTCCTACTGCTAATATAATGGTTACAAAAACTGTGTATTTTTCAAAATTTTCTGGTATAAAATTTCCTAAAATATTAACAATTATAATAACAATTAATACGAGTATAACTTCAATACCAATATTCTTATATGCGTTATATTTTAATTCATAATACCTATTAATTTCAGCCATTCTTCTTGTGTTATTTTTTACTTTGTTGCTCCAATTATCAACATCAACCATTTATATAATAACATAATAAATTATTTTATAAATGTTTATTTAGTAATGAATGCTAATAGTAATAAAACAATAATAATTATTAGGTAAATCATCATCCATATATAATTTGTAGAACGTGTTTTGGAACTGTCTTTGTTATGTAAATAACTGGTATGAAGTGTATTATAATCCTCGTCTAAATAGTCAGTTGAAATAAGGTGTTTATATAATTTTTCATCATATTCTTCCATATACTTTATCTAAAGATAAATTATTAAGAATATCGCCAATAATACAATGATAGCTACCAAGATTAAATACATATATAATCTATTTTTACGAAGACTTGCTTCTACATCATTTCTGCCTGCTATTTCGGTTACTAATGATGAATATGTATTGAGTGATGTATCAAATACAGTATTATTTAATTCTGTTGTGCGTTTAAAATCCGTATATAATTCAATTTGTTTTTTAGCTATGTTTGCGTTGCATCTATTTTTGAGTTTTTCATCTTCCATAGTGTAATTTTTCTTACTATATAAATTATCGCTAATTTTACTAAATACGGTATCAATATTTCTATTTAAGTCTAACAAACCAGTATAATAATCGTAATCATTGTTTTTATGCGATAAATTATCTAGTTTATTTTTTAAATTGTATAAATTGATGTCATCATCAATATAACTATCATATTTTTCACATGTTTTGATGTAATTATTGTATTTATTATAATCATTAGTATATTCCATATAATATATTATACGATTAATATTTTTTCAGTATGAATAATAAAATAGGGATAACTATAAGCAATGAATATATTTCGAATTTTTTACTATTGTATTGAAGTTTTTTATCATATTTAAGCTGTTTTTCTCTAGAATCATTATTTAAATCTTTTTTATAAGTTTTCCATTCTTCGTAAGTAAATGATATAGCGGATGTACCTTGTGGATTCCAACTCCAACTCTCATTAGAAGCAATATTATCACTACTACTACTGGTTTCTGCGGTTTCACATATTTCTTTTATATCATCATCAATATAAGTTTTATTTGGTAATTTATCACAAAGATACCTTTTATAAGTTTTTAAATGTTCATTCGCATAATCATAAAAATTAATTGTGTCGTTACAACTATCATCTTCGGTTATTTTTATATAATCTACACCCTTCTTAATATAAGCGAATAAATCACGTGGCATACAGTCTTCAGAATCCCATGTGGATTTTATGTAGGCTTGATACTCAAAAAATAACGAAGATGGAACACAATCACTATCAGGGTAATTCACTATACTAAGACCGATTTTATCGGAATCACACATATATAAAACAGAATATTATTTGTTATAACATAATCTGTAGTATTTACTAGTAATAGCAGTTTTGCTTGGTCTGGTAATTTCACATAGTTGTTCTGGTTTTAATCCTATTGTTGTTGCTACTGGGTCAAAACGACTAATTTCTGGAAATTTAGAATCATTTGTAATATTATATTCTTGTTTAATTGCGATTTTTTCGTCATCGGTAAACACAGAGTGTTTAGGTACTAGTGTATGTTTAAGAATATTAAATTGTAATCTTTTAATGCTTATAATAGAAACATAAATTTTATGTTCGTTCCATATTTGAACAAGTTTTGATTTTATGGAATCATTGATATCATCTTTAACTATAATAAGTAATTCATCGTTTTTACTTAGGATAGTTTCTAAATTAAATATATCTTCTACAATATCATTAATATTGTTGGGTCGCAAAGATTTTCCTAAATAATATTTTACGAAAATTTTCTGTGAATTAGAAGTATTTTCAAGTAGCAAATCTAATTGATTATTAGTTACCATTATATTAATTTCATTAATACTAAATTCATTATAATCACTTACATTAAAGTTCCTTTCTTGTAATATATCTATTAGGTTGTTTCTAGATTTATAAATCTGTTGAATTGTTTCGCTTGTAGAGGTCATTATATATATATACTTTAATTAATATTAAATCATTTCAATTATAATTTTATTTGTTTGAGTTCTTCTCCATCACCAGGTTTACCTTCGCCTTTTCCTTCTCCAGGTTTATCTTCTCCCTCACCAATTTTAGTTTCTTCTGTTGGCAATAATATCTCAAATTCTTTTAATTCTTCCGTTGGAGTATTAGGTCTGAAAGGGGGTGAATCTTCCGTTGGAGTATTAGGTCTGTAAGGGGGTGAATAATCAGTTTGAGGTGCTGGTATTGTTAATTCGTCTACTGTTGTTAGTGTAAACTCATTTGTAACATTAGAACGTATAATAATATCTTCATCATCAATTCCTGTAATTACCCAATCGCTATTTGATTCGTCTCCCACAAATTTAACTTTTTGTTGCACTAATAAATCTTGCAATAATGGTTTAATCATAGCGGGTGTAGGAGCGACGACAGGTGTAGGAACGACGACAGGAGTAGGAACGACAACAGGAGTAGGTGTAGGAGCGACGACAGGAGTAGGTGTAGGAGCGACGACAGGAGTAGGTGTAGGAGCAACGACAGCAGGAGCGACAACAGGAGCAACAGGTTGACCAATTACAGTATATTCTGTTGTTTCAGGTTTAAGGGTGAATTTAAATTCTTTGTCGCGGTTTGTTCTAACGAGTTTTCTAATAGTATTGGTGATGTTAGGTTCTGAAGTTTGCAAAAGTTTATTAATATTGTTTGAGTAAGACATATGAGCTATTTGCTCAATATTATCAGCTGTAATTATTCTTATTTGAATGTTCATTGTAGCCAATTCGTGCATAAGTAATTTGAAGGAATACGGTACTCTTATAATGGAAAAAGACTTGCCATTTTTAGAAGTCATATCAACATTATAATTTCCTTCTTTATTTTGTGTAAAATTAATGGGTCCATCTACGGCTGGACTTAAATATATATTTTGTTCTTTATTATAAATTGCCAATAATCCGGATTTATTACATATTGTGACATAATATTCGTCACCTCTAACCATTAAAGACTCATTAAGAAAGTTGGACATTCCATGTGCCAAAACCCCGTCGCGTTCCATTTCTCCTATTCTTAATCCACCATCGTTGGCACGTCCGCCTACGGTTTGTCTTGTAAGATTTGAACGGGGACCATTTGCTCTGTAATTAATTTTATCTTTAACCATATGTTTTAGTCGCATGTAGTATGTTGGTCCCATAAATATTTCGCTTGTTATTTGTGCACCTGTCATACCATTATATAAAAGTTCAGTCCCGCTAGAATGATAACCATAATTAGATAATATATCTCCATACATTTCGCTTTTATTACCTTCATTGTTGAAAGCCGTACACGAACCAAATCCTCCTATTTCTAGATGAGCTTTCCCCATGACTGTTTCTACTAGTTGTCCAATAGTCATTCTAGATGGTAATGCATGAGGATTAATGATCATATCGGGGCGTCGTCCGTCTGCTGTAAAAGGCATGTCAGATTCTGGTATAATTAATCCGATTGTTCCTTTTTGACCGCACCGACTGCAAAATTTATCACCTATTGCTGGTATTCTTTCTTCGCGTATTCTTACTTTTGCGATTCTGAATCCTTCCTCACCTTCGGTCATGAATGTTTTATCAACATATCCAAGTTGTCCTTTTTTAGGTGAAATAGAAGAATCAACTGCTTTATTTGGGTCGGTAATATCAGACAATGCCATTCCAATTAGAACTATTTTGTCGTCAAGTTTTGTATTTTCTTTAATAAGTCCATATTCATCAAGATGACTATAATCGTAACCAGGTTTAAGATTAAATACGTTTAATTTATTTTCAATATTAGCAAATTTAACGTCAATATTTGAACCGGCTACTTTTGTGCTTTCCTCGCGCGCCTCATAAGAATTGAAATATGTAGTATTAAAAATCCCTCTCTGTATTGATGCTTGATTAAAGAGGACCGCATCTTCGGTATTATATCCAGTATAACACATAATAGCTACAATAGCATTAACACCATTAGGATGTAGTTCGTTATTGATGTGTTTAAGGTACTTGCTCTTAATTAAAGGAATTTGTCCATAATTTAATACAACTCCCATTTTATCAATTCGGTTTTGGTAATTAGAATGGTATACAGAAACAGCTTGCTTGCTTTGACCACAAGAGAAAAGGTCTCGCGGAAGTTGGTTATTTTCTGGAAATATAACCTGATTTCCCATAACTCCAAATATTAACGATGGATGTATTTCAATGTGAGTATGTCGTTTTTCCATTTTTGAAGCGTTTGTAGTTATAAATGCGGTTTCAGACTCTGCACTATCTATATATTCAACAATAGCTTTATTTTTATTAAGAATGCCTACACCCTCGGTGTTGGTTGAACTTGTTTTATATAGTTCTTGAAGAGTGTATACATTATTAATTTGTGTAGAATATTCTAGGTGTTTTGTATTTAATCCAGAAACGATATTTTCCCAAGTGATGGTTTCATTTTTAATTTTTTCAATAAAGGAAGGATTATCGTAAGATGGTTTGTCATTTTCAATATAGAAAATAGGTCTAGCAAGTCTACCCGAGTCAGTATAAATATAAACAGTTTTTTCTTTAATATCCCATGATATACTGGTGTATATTGGAATTATAGCGATTTTTTTATAGAATCTTAAAATGTTAACTATTTGAAAAGGAGTATCAGTTAATCCGCACCAATCACCATTTATCATAATTTTAGTAAGATGATATATTTGATTAGGTACACATTCCTGTAGGAAGGACATATTTAATTTTCTTAATATTGGTATGAGTTTATACTTTGAATATCCGTCGGTGATAAGTGTAGATATAGATAAATGTTTATGTAACCCTACATTACCGCCGTCAGGTGTATCAACAGGATCTATAATGCCCCATTGGGAACCGTGTAGTAATCTTGGTCCTATAACCTTTGCACTTGAATCTAATGGTAAACTCACTTTTCTAAGTTGAGATATGAAGGAATTAAATGAAAGACGGTTAAGATCTTGTACGAGACCAATTTTTTTTGTATGTTCGGTAGCGCCCCAATTTCCTTTAAATCCTTTTTTAAATCCATTTTCAAGTATTCTTTCTTTAAAATACTCTTGATAATTATTTAGTATAAGGTTTTGAAAATTGTTTTCATAAATGCCTTCATGATAATAGTATTCTTTATCTATTTTTAAATATATATTTTTTTGCTGTAAAGTATAATATTCTTTAAATAGGTCAGATATGAGTTTGCCTGTAAGTTCAACGCGTTTATATTTAAAGTTATCTCTATCGGTGGGTTTTTCTGTTCCTGTGAATACTTTTATCAATTTATATGTCATGTATCCAACAAAGTAAGCTTTATCTATAAAATTGTCTACTCCTATATGAGGTAAGAAATAATCAGATAATATTTCTAATACATAAGGAACAGTTTTACCTTTTGTGAAGGTGGCAATATATTTGATTGCTAATTCTCTTGAAAAGATCTTGGATGCGTCATGTATGGAAGGTACAAACAACTCTATTAAATCAGAGTTGGCATTAATATCAAGTAAACAAAATTCTATAATTTTTTTGTCTGATACTACACCCAATGCTCTCATTAATATAAATAATGGAATAGGTTTTCTAACGTTTGGAATAACGACAACAAACTGGTTGTTTGTGAGTGTGGTTGAAGGTGCGACTATTCTGACGGCACTGGTTCTTACAGGTTTAGACGAGTCTTCTGAAACAGAACGAATTTCGGCAGTATGACTATATATATCGCTATACTTATCCCTAATATAAAGCATATTATCTGCAAATTTTTCCTGACATATTATGGATTTTTCTTTTCCATCGATAATAAAATATCCACCGTGGTCGTTTTTGCATTCACCCATATTAAATTTAACATCGCGAGATAAGGTTTTTAAGACACAAAGGTCCGAATTTAACATAATTGGGAATCTTCCGAGAAATATGTTATCTAAACTGACGACTTGCGTTTCAAAAGTTTCGTCGTCATTCATAATTTCAAATTCCACATCTACATCGATGTGTATTGAGAATCCGTATGACATATTTCTTAATCGTGCTTCATTAGGATACATATAATGTGAATTATTCTCGTCATATATTATTGGTTTCCCATAATATATTTTGTTGCCTTCTTTACCTGCTAAATAAATATTACATTTATATTTATGCTCTTTAGATTTTGTTTTGGTCGTAATTGGTTGTTTCATAATTTTGATTGGATTTTTTTGTTTAAAGATATTGAAGATTTCTTTATTAAAAAAGTCGTTGTATGATGTGAGGTGATGATTAATTAGGTAATCAGGATTATCTTTAAAATATGTTTCAATAATTTTCCAGTTAATATCCATTATAAATATTTAATACAATAAAAATTTTATATCGTATTAAATATTATATCGTATTAAATATTATATCGTATTAAAACGTGTGTTTATACAATTCGAGTGCGAGAAGACCGCCTGATACTTGTGCGAGTATGTAAGGCAACATGTCTTTTTGTTCAGATTTTCCGGCAACGGTCATTGCTATTGTTACTGCCGGGTTAAAGTTACCACCAGATATTTTTCCTCCAATTAATATAGCAATTACGAGCGCGGCACCAATAGCGAGTGGTTGTCCAACCGCCAATATAATGTAAATGAAAAATAAAGTACCAACAAATTCTACTAAATATTTATTCATATTTGTATCAATCATATAATAAATATAAATATTTTATTTGTTAAATTTTTTTGGAGTGATTGTGCCTAAACTCCGCATTTTTCCTAGATGTGATTTCACAGTATTAACATTGCCACCATCGCTGTAATTAGTTTTATTTTGAACATTTTCTTTAATAGCATTAATTTTTTTTAAATTAGTATAACTGCTTGAATCCTGGTATTTTCCAAACGAACCACCACCAGAATTATTATTACTATAAGAATTATTATTACTATAAGTTTTATATATTGAAAACATATTACCGTGCAATGCGGTGTTAGTTGAAGTTAGATTATTGCCAGGCATATATATTAGTATAATAAAATTTATAACGCGCTATCGTTGTAATTTCTGTTTCTTGCTTGTAGTTTTTTAAAACGTATGTAATCAGATGAATCGTACACAAAATTTGCGGATTTTCCTGAAGCGGGCGGGCGTGTACTTTTTGCCCCACCTCTTATTTTTAAATCTGGGTCACCGGCATTCATGGCAAGACGGAACGGGGTTTGAGCAAAATTATTAGTCATTATAAAATTGCCATTTGATTTAGATGTTGTGGGGAATGATTTACTTACAATTTTTTTTTCCGTAGAAAAGCTAAATTCGTTGGTTGTATTAGAGGTTTTAACAGCAGATAAGCCCCTAATTCCTTGACCTAATAAAGTAAATGTGAATGTTGACATATATTATAACCTTATATATTATTTTTAAGAATATTTATTCTATTTTTTAAATCGTTAATAATAATATCGTTTGATTTTATTTTTGTATTTAATTCTTTTATCGCACCGGTAAGGTATGGTTGAACACCATTATAATTTAAACTAAGCATTGCATTGTCGTCATTTACAAGGTGTGTAAGTTCAGGAATGGCAGATATATCTTGCGCGATATATCCAGTTTCTATTTTCGCATCATTTGGTAGATTATTAACATTTAGAGTATTATTTTCAATATAAGGTGTAATAGTTTTATAGTATTTATATGGTTTAATTTTATTGATGGTTTGAATGCAGTTACTTAAATCGGTTTCGTTGTGTTTTTCTCTGTCGTCAGAAAGATTGTAAACATTTCCTGCTTCTATTTTATAGGAATTTAGATAATTTGCATATATTGCTGTGGTGTAAGAATTTGAAATCTCATTGTAACTTCCTGGGTCATTAGTACCAATATCTTCACCATCATCACCATCATAGTGTGTAAAATCATAGTCTTTAAATATTAATTTAGAGAATGGAATAATGTTTATTGGAGTTTGAAAAACGACACTAGTATCAAAAATTAACGTATAATTAGATATATCATATTTCAAGATATAATTATTACTATTATCTTTAATTAAGTCTTTATAATAATTAATGAAAATTTTTTTTTCAATAGTTGTTAGTAGTGTGTTGATACTGATATCATTCAAATATAATCCCTTACATTTAGAATTATCGTTGATAGATGTATCTAATATAGGAACACAATTATTGGATATCTCATATCGCTGCATATTGGTTGAAAGGTCAGGAATTAAGTTTTCATAATTGATAAAATTCCCGGTTTCATTGATAGGTTTATAATGGTCATATACAAAGGTTTCTTTATCGTAAGGTATATTATTTCCTAAACTAATATCATAACCATCGCTAATATTGGTCGAAGGGTCGTAAATGGCATATAGATTGAAGGAATCCATTTTTAAATTAAATAAAATATTTTGATAGTGGCTATTAGAAATATCATTATCTCCTCTCGTCTGATGACTTATTACGTTACTTCCCAAACGTTTGATATTATTGTAACTTGTAGGATAATTCCAATTATACGATATAAAATTATCTGGTATAATACCGCCACTGATTTCGTTACTCGAGGAATCATAAGGAACTAGATAACTAGGGTCAAAGAAATATTCTAAGAAAGTACTTTTATCGTAAAACGTATAAATATTATTGGGTTGTCTATACCCAGATATATCATGTATTTGATAATCAAACGACGTTATTAGTGAAGGTTTATTATTAATATAAAGGGCAGTAAAAGGAACATATTTATTAAAATGTGTATTTCTTGGTTTTAATCCGTCTGTACTAATATTTGTCGATTGCACATTGCTAATATCAGTTAAAGAACCGGATGTTTTATATGCTTCTACATTAACATTATTTTCTTGACTATAATAATTACCACTGGTTTCTGCAAGTAAAGCATTAATTTCAGATATACTCCAATTACCTGAAGGTAATTTTATTTTAAAAACATAATTGTTTAAACATATATCATTTACATAAACATCATTTGCTAATTTATTTTCGTCAATGGAATAAATAATAGTGTTATTACTATCGTCGATATTAAAAATTTTTTCATTGCGTTCATAAGAGAATGAGGTTACAAATGTGTGGTTAGATAGTTCAAGAATGAAATTTTTTTTATCCTTGCTAAATGTACCTGTAAAACAATTACTAGTATCTGATGTAGGTTCATAAAAGTTATTATTTGATAGTTCTCTTACTGTAAACGATACGTCTAAATTGTTAAAATCCTGTATTTTAAGTTTATTAATGGACAAGTCGTCATTTGTAGTGGTATTAAATTCAAATTTTAAATAAGAGTAGTAACTATTTGTATCAATAAAGTTAATATAGCTTTTGCTTATATCACTACTACTAATAGTGATAGTGGTATTAGATAAATCTAAATAATTTATAGTTGAGTTACTTGCATCTAATTTATTTATATTACTATAACTAATATCACATTTGTTATTAACAATAAGCGTATCTATACTTAGGTCACTTACGGTAAATGTTGATCCTAAAGAAAATGAAATATCCGTGGTTTCTAGTGTATTAATGACACCTGATAAACAATTAATAGTAATATTAGACGGTTCTATAGAATTGAACATAAGTTCGTCGGTAATAACAAAAGAAATGTCTATTTTAGATAAGTCTAATACTACACCATCATTCGTTCTTTTTATTATTTCTCTGCTTGGTGTATTGAGTATAATTTCATTAACATCATCTTTAATAATAAATTCATAATTTTTAGGTCCATTATTTGATATATCAGCATTGCTTCCGTTGGTGATGGGACGTTTTTCTATAAAATCTATTTGATTATAATTTATAAATTCAATGTTTTTGTTATAATTGTTATCATTAATGTTTAATTCCATTGGTGTTCTAGATATTTGAATCTTTGTTTTAGGTTTTTCATTAAAAGTAAAGTTAATATTTTCGTTATAACTGATGTCATCGTTAATTCCAAGATATTTTAATAATTTTGAATCGCTGCTAATATTTATATTAGCAGTATCAATGTCGTTACTAAACCGGAACTTAAAATTAGGATAAGTGTTGTCAATTTGAATGGGATATTTATTGATACTGGTTCCAAATACACCATTTGGAATAATATCACCTGATAGGTCGTTTAATAAAGTATTAAGTATTTCAATAGATAAGTTGCTTGAATCAGTTATATAAGAATATTGTGTTTCTTTTAACGAAACATTTACTCCGTAGAATGTTCCGTCTACTGAACTAGCAACCAACTCAACATTACTCAAATCATTACTCAAATGATTCATATACGTATCTGGGTTTAAATATACTGATGATATATCATCCTTATTACTTGTATAATACATTATGAATGATGGATCATTAATATTATTAAGGTTAAAATTTTCAATATTAAATATATCATTTGATGTGTATGTTTCATAATACATATATTTTGGAACGGTTTGCGATGGGAAGAATTCAAAGACATAATCATAGGAGAGGTTCCCTTCTATATTATTAATTGATTGTATATTAACAGGTTTACTATCGCCTATTATACGGTATGGTAAATTTTTAGAGAGGTCATAGTATCTATCTTGAAACACAGGTAATCTTCTCCATAAAACAAAAGACACATCACCAAGTACATAATTTTTAAACTGAATATTGTTTAAGACTATTTCTCTATCAAAAATAAATTGTAAATATTTAACAATATTTAAACTGAAATCAATATATTTAATGTTATTTATACTATTACCACAGCAATCTATGCCTAACGAGTTATTATGAATATAATTATTCTCAAATTGTATATATGACATATCTATTAAATTATCGCCTGCAGGTATTTTTGTAAATCCTGCATCAATTTCTTGTTTTAATTTAATTCTATCGAAATAATAATTTTTTGATATATTATAAGGTGTAGTTTTAACTGAAAATAATTTTTCATAAGACATATATATATCTATTTATTTATTTTTTCTCAATAGTTTCTACTTGTTTTTTAATTATATTAATTTCATTACTAATGTTATTAACTAACACATCAAGTTCCTGTATAGATTTAGTTATGTAAGGTTGTATTTCTGTATACTTCAATGCGAGTATTTTTCCATTTTTGACAACATGATTTAATTCTGGAATATCGTTAGATATATCTTGGGCAATATAACCCGAACATCGTTTAGATTTAATAATATCATTTTCAATTATGCTATTATTCTTAATGTAAGTTTTTGGTTTTATTTTACATATAGTTTCAAGTGCGTTAGTAATCGAGGTTTCATTATGCTTTAATCTGTCATCAGAATTATTAGTTAAATAATTTACTTCGATAGTCCCAAAATATGCAGACCCCATATCAAGAGTTGTATTATTTCTATAACGGTCTTGATAATAAAAAGGATAATAATAATTCTCGGCACTAAGGACAGAACTTGTTATTGATATTGTATTACATTTTAGAGTACCATAAATAGTGGTAGTATTAATTTCATTGTCGCCTATTGATATTGAACCATCATATTTAATAATATTATTTTCATTAATATCAATTAATTTACTATTCTTATTTAATTTAAAACACGTGTTGTATACATTTAAATTATTGTATAAATTAATATTATTAGCTGAAACTTCATAACTATTAAAACTATTACAACTTACTTCGCTAATATCAGAAACTGTACCATTATAATTATATATATTTTTTCGATTAAATGAAATATCATTATTAACAAAAAAATTATTGGTCACATTGACTGATTGACAATTAATATTATTGATACTTACGTCATTAGTAGTCAATTTATATGTATTAGACTCATAGTTTATAAGAGTAACATCTATAAGACTTGCATCAAATTTATGAGATTCAGCATAGAGACCTTGATTAAAAATATTTTTAGTTTTATAATACAAAAAATCATCATTATTTCTAAAATTCAAACTTCCAACATGAAATAAAGATTTCCCACTCATATTAATACCGCTACCATCAGTCATTAATTTAATAAAAGAAACATCATATATTTCAGTTATGTATCCAGACATATTAATTATTAATATATTAATTAATTATTAATTAATAATTAATAATCAATAATTAATATATTAATTATTTATCATTGTAATGATTGTAATTCAGATTTTAATTCATTGATAGTGTTAGTTTGAGCTAAAATGATACTATATAGTTCTTGAATAGATTTTACAAGATATGGTTGTATAGCAGTATAATTTAAATAATAAGTACCGTTAAATATATCAACTACGTATGATATATCAGTTATATTTTTTACTTCTTGTGCTATATATCCAGTCTCAATAGTATTAGTATTTGTTTTTACATATATTTTAGACTGAAGTAATTCAATTGTATTCATCGCATTACTTATGTCTTTTTCATCATATTTAAGTCTATCATCAGACGTTATATATATATCATTAACTCTAATAGTATTAATATCTGCTGTATATGGTGTTATTATATCATATAATGAATCAATACTACTGAAGTTTCCTGTGGGTTTGAAGTTGTTTATCAATAAATTTTTTTTAATATCGAAATTAATATTGTTATAAATTCCTTCAGAAGATATTCCAAAAGATAAAATACTAGAACAATTATCATAACAAATAATATTCTTTGAATTATATGACAATATATATGCATAACTAGTGTCAACACTATTAACTATAGTAGAACTAAAATCATAATTTAAAGAGTTGATTATATTTAAATTATTTGTATTATATTGTTTAATAGTTGAATAATTAGAGCAAAATTGATTATGACTTGCATCAACAATTCTATGATTAGAATTAATTGAAATTAAATTTTGTGATGGTTCGAAATCATAATTTAATGAAGTACTTTTAGGAATCAACGAATTAATTGTAATATTACTGCAATCTATTCTTGAGATATCCAAACTATTTGATACTAATTTTTTAGCATCTATGTTTGATGCATCAATAATTTTACTTTTAAGTTTATTAAATTTCATATTTATTTTACTATTTTCTTCATAAATTATTGGTGAATTATCTATACTTAATAATGTTGATGATGTAGGTGATATTATATATGAGGCAGATAAATCGCTAGAAGAGATATTATTTCCCAAATGATTTTTTTCAGGAATTTTATCAATTAAATTATTAATAGATGTATAATATTTAAAATTATTTAATGATGTTCCGTAATAAATGTCTGTATCGGTTTCTGAATATGGTTTAAAAGTAAAATTAAAAGAGATGTCATGATCTAACGGTAATTTAATTGCTGTTTCGTTGATGTTATTTGTAACAACGTATGATGGATCTGATAGTGATGGGTCGCTTGATTGAAACAAATTAAGGTATTTAAATAATGAACTAGATGAATCTAAATACAGATTGGTGCTAATATAATAATTATAACTAATATCGTGTTTATCGCCACTAATAGAGATAGTTACGAAACTTGGATCGTTATAGCTGATATCAGATTCGTCAAATTCTTCTGTTGTGTATCCTTTGTATTTAAGATTTATGACACAATTAATATTGCCATTCTCTAATGAATGAATCTCAATGGCAGAAGAATCTGAGGGAAATATATGTCTATTTTGTTGATTAACTACATTTGACAATAAATCATTAAGTTTATTTACAGATATATCGGTTAAGGAAAGCGTTTCATTACTTATTGAAATTTGTTTCCAAGGAGAATAAATCCAATTAAAATTTTTATTTACTTTTTCTCTTAATATGTTTGACTCAATTATATTATCGCTGTTAAATTTAAAAATATGATCGTCATAAAAGCGATCAAATGTTATTTTGTAAGGAACAGATATA